AATTTGTATAGCCAGTATACACAAGTATACAATAACTATAACTAGTTTAGAGTTACATCTCACACGTAAGCTAGTAGCCTACGTTACAATTACGACACATTCCTATCAACCAGTACACAAGTCTACTCTGACATTAGGGAGGTGTCCGTTACGTTAAGGTATAGGCGAGGCTACATACAGTAGGGGGTAACCTATGTAAGTCCTCGCTACCTGCATTAACATACAAAGCACTATAGCCGTTAACATGACTACAAGTGCAAACCTGCTTATCTAATGTACACGAAATTCTATCGCATAGGGCAGATAAGCTAAGGGCTATCAAGCATATTCCTAGTGATAGCCTCTACATGCCTAGGCTCATGGAACATATCGCATGCTGGTACAACGTGCCACATGCAATACACAAGTAAGGGAATTATGAATAAAACATAATACCAAATAAGTATCGTACCTCTTATTAGTAGAAAGAGGCTCCAGGTAGAAACACATCTACCTACTAACATTATACCACACCACTAATAAATTACAAGTCCCAAACATCAAGAACTGGTAACCCCCGCCCCTCGGCTATCGCTTGTGGTGTAAAATAGTGTAAAGTTATTAGAATTTAATAAACTTTTACTTGCAATTAATGTCTTCATATATTAATATTGAATTATCAAGCAATAAGTATTGGCTTGTAGGAAGGAGGCTATCATAATGCAAGTAATCAATGTTACTAAAGAGGGCAAGAACAGTCCTATAATGATATTTAGAAACGAAAAAGACGGTAGAGTATTCTTTAGTACCACAGTATCGCATAAAGATATGGACGGTAACTATCAAAATGCTTTTATGTCTGTTCGATTCAAAAAGAATGTTGAAGTTGCTAACAAACAGCTTATTATCTTAAAAGATGCATGGCTTGACTTTTTTCAAACTAAAGACGGTCGTGATGTAATAATGCTATTCGTTAATGACTTTGATAAAGTAGAGAGTCGTTAAGACTCTCTTTATTAGTTAGGAGGTATATTATGAAAACAATTGTCTTAACTGCTATAATAAAAAAGCCTTATAAAGGTAATGAGAAAAAGGTTGAGGCTCTACATGAAGCACTAGCTTATTATAATTCTGACTGGTGCAACAAAAACGAAAAAATTTATCATGAAATTTTTGAAAGTGAATATCAGGGAAACGAGGTTATAGAGGTTGATTTAAAAATAGTTATGAATAAGTCTATATCTTGCGAATTAATGCTAAAAGAGATACGTAATAAAGTACTTACACTATTTAAGAAACGTCTTGTTACTTTGGTAAAAGCAAATGGCACTACGATTAACTAAACAAGATAAAGAGAAACTACAAAAGATTAATAATAGTGTACGTGCTAAAAAGAATAGACTTAAGAATAATTACGGTGTAGATAGTACTATTGAGCCACTTAAAATTAGTAATGTCACGTCCAGGACACAACTTAATAATTACTATGAAGAAGCTAGAGAGTTTGTAAGAGGTTATGGTAATAAATATCGAAAGAATAAATACGGTTTTGTCGCAAGACAAGTTGATATTAATAAAGCAAAGTACCAGGTAGAACGTGCGAACAAAGAACGTGCTAGACGGTTGCAAGCTTTAAAAGATGAAGAGTTTAAAACACGAGGTAAATCAACAGGGTTTACTGCTTTAGATAGGTTTTTAATGGGCGACTCTCGGTATTCTAGTTATGAGCCTATTAAGTTTGACTTTAATACAATAAGGAATCAAAAACACTTTGATAAGCGACTTGCTAACATTGTTTATAGTAGTACACCTGAATATTTTAATAAGAAAAATGAAACTCTTAAAGATAATATCCTATCTGCTATCGCAAGTAATTGGGGCAACTTAGGACTAGAAGCTTTTAAGTTTGTATCAAGTTTAACACCTGATGAAGTGGCGAGATTCTATGAAACGGAAGACGTATTCAACTTTGAAATATTTGGAAGCCCTCAAGGTTTAGGTGACGTAAACAAAAATATAGAATACTTTTATCAAACCTTTGGCTTAGGTGATTACCGTGAGGCTTGAAGACTTAGGTATTTACTATGATGAGGTTGATTCATCTATGAAATGCTATACTGCAGACTTTGAAACTACTACAGATAAAGATGATTTGAGAGTATGGGCTTGGGGTGTTTGTGATATTAATAACGTTAATAACTTTGTTTACGGAACAAGTATTGAAGAGTTTATAAATTGGTGCTATAAGAATAATGGTTGCAAGATTTACTTTCATAACTTGAAATTTGACGGCGAGTTTATATTATCATATTTATTACTTAATGGGTTTGAGTATTCAAAAGAAAAGAACACTAAGACATTTAATACTGTTATATCTGCAACAGGACAATTTTATAAGATTGAAATAATCTTTAAAAGATACAATTCAAAGTGTATCAAAGTTGATATTTATGACAGTTTGAAAAAGTTGCCGTTTTCTGTTAAGAAAATTGCCGAAGACTTTGATTTACCGATTAAAAAAGGGGAAATTGACTACACGGCTAAACGTGAGGTAGGACATATATTAACAGAAGAAGAGTTAAGCTATCTTAAAAATGATGTTGAAATAATGGCTTTAGCTTTAAATTTACAGATAAAAGAGGGGCTATCTCGTATGACAATTGGAGCTGATGCCTTAGCAACATTTAAAGGTATGCTACCAAAAGGCTACTTTGAAACACTCTTCCCAGTTTTACCAATTGAAATTGATGATGACATAAGACGTGCCTACCGTGGAGGCTATACATATTGCAATAAATTATATAAAGGTAAAGACGTTAATGAGGGGCTTGTGTATGACGTTAATTCGATGTACCCAGGTGTGATGTATTATGAACTTATGCCATATGGTATGCCTGTTCCATTTGAGGGTAAGTATGAGCCTGACGCACTATACCCTTTATACATTGCCAAAGTAAAAGTTGATTTTACTATTAAAGATAAGCATATTCCAACTATACAAGTAAAGAAGAGTTACTACTATAATGAAACAGAATATCTTGAGGCTTCTTCTGGAGATGTCGTTCTTTATTTAACTAATGTCGATTTGGAGGTATTATTTGAACAGTATGACATATTAAACATTGAATACTTGGGAGGTTGGAAATTTAAAGGTATTAATGGAATCTTTAAAGATTATATTGATAAATTCATGGCTATAAAGAAGACTACAAAAGGTGCTAAACGTTTACTTGCTAAATTATTACTTAATAATTTATATGGTAAATTTGCAACTAACCCTGATGTAACAGGTAAAATTCCATATCTAGATGAAGATGACATTGTTAGATATAAGCTAGATGAGAAAGAGATAAGAGAGCCAGTTTATACTGCCTTAGGTGTTTTTATTACTAGTTATGCTAGGGCAAAGTGCCAAAGAACTGCCCAAGCTTTATATGATAGGTTTTGTTACTGTGATACAGATAGTATTCATATTATAGGTAGTGATGAGCCAACAAACATTGATGTTGATGATGTTGAACTTGGTAAATGGGCTTTAGAATCACGATTTAAAAGAGCAAGATTCATAAGAGCTAAGACCTATGTTGAAGAGTATGAAGACGGCACGTTAAATGTTAAATGTGCAGGTATGCCTAGTAGTTTAAAAGAGTTTGTTACTTATGATAACTTTTTAACTGGTTTAAGGTTGGAGGGCAAGCTACTTCCTAAAAAGTATAAAGGTGGGGTTATACTAGAAAGTAGTGACTTTACAATAAAATAGTGCTATAATGTTTATGAGGTTTAACTTTTGTTAATTGTAGCAACCTAGAGACAACAGGCAGAAACCTGCTAGGCAATGTGAATTGGCTTGTCACCGTGCAATTATGAAGTTAGTAATCTCAAGATTTTAAAGACTTGTCCATGATGCATATAGCTAGATAAGTCTTTTCTAATGTGTAAATTAATGTAAACTTGAAAAAAATAATCAAGTTTTAATTGCAAAATATGTCACTATTTGTTATATTAGTATTATGAAAGGAGGGAAATTATGAAAAGAATTACAATTTTAGAGAGAAAGTACTCTAAACGTAGTAGTAAAGGTGGTTGGTTTAGTACTGCCACAGACCAAGTTATACTATATGATAATACAGATTTAAAGATAAAGAAGTATCTTGATACTGAAAATAAAAAGTATAGAACTAACTTTTATAGTGTAACTGAAGACTTTAACTTAAAGACCAAACAAGATGTGAATAAATTCATCAAGTACGTTACAGATAATTATAAAAATATCAACATGTATGATAGAGATAATTTAAAGAATCTTGCAAGTGTTCTTATATTAAATTTAGGGAGGTAGTTTATGAACATTGATTATTGTGAAACATTTATCAATTTAAAGGACTTAACAAAAATATTTAAAGAACACTTTAATTGTAGTTTGTCCTTTATGCTTGATAAAGATAAAATTCAACTTGAAATATATTCAATTGAAACATGTAACCGTTGGTATATGTTTGTTGAATATCAATTTGATATTGATGATGTAATTAATAAATTTAAAGATACAATTGTAAGGGAGGCACTTAACTTATGAAAAAGTATAAAATTGAAAATAAACAAATTAGATATTTACAATATGATTATGAATTACATTTAGAAGATTTAAAAGGATTAATTATTGAATATGATGAAGTTACGTGTAAGGTTTATGCTACATTTGATACTATCTATATAAATGATATTGAAAAGTTAACAAAAATAAATATGATTACTGGTACGTTTAAGTACTATGTGTTAAATGGATTTCATGAAAAACAAGAAAATAAATCATGTGAAATAACTTTGGGGCAAGATATAATTGATTATTTGTTTGATTGGGAAAAGAAATATTTAGAAGAGAGGAACAAAAGAACAATTTGAAAGTATGAGGTGGAATAATGAAAAATATAAGTTAAAGAAAAATGTTAAAATTACAATTTTAGAGATATTATGTTTAATATCTATCATAGTACTTTATATGCTAGCTACTATTGTTGATAGTATGGTAGTCCGTGCTATACTTTGGATGTGCATCATATTTGTATTACCAAGCATAGCACTAGTATTTGAACTTTATAAGGAGGGTTAATATGAGTAGAGTAACTTTTAATACGTGTGATATATGTGGTTGTATAGCAGATAATACCACACAAGTATTTAGTAATCATAATATGTATGAGTTATGTGATAATTGCTACAAAGATATTAGTATCTTAGTAGACATGAAGCATATTCATAACGTAGCAATTAGTGAAATAAATGAAATGATAAATAAGAAAGTTGAGGAAATGAAAGATGAAAGAAAAGAAGATATTATTTAAGTATGAAAATGGGGCAAAAACTTGTGATATTGAAAATATTAATCAAGAAGAATTACTTGTATTTATTTGTGACATGTTAGAGGGTTTAATTCTAAAGAATATTGTTACTCGTGAGGTAATGCTAACAGCTATTAATTTATGTTTAACAATTGGACCTACCACAGATTTAGGTGACATTAAAGACAAACAATTAAGAAACTTAATTGATGAATTAACCGAGAGTATGCTTATGTTATTTAAAGGTTTAGATGAAACAAAAAATAATAAGTGATAAATTTTTTAAAGAATCTTTAGAAAAGATTAAAAAAGATAAGCTATATAATGAGGCACTCGATTTAGTGTTACACAACCTACAAAATAAGATGTTCTTAAAATATTACAAAATGGGTAACTATATTTTAAGCAGAGAACAATTCCAAGAGATTACCATGAGCATACTTGATGATTATGAGAATGATAAAAACTTCTTTATTGTTTGTAGCATGCTAGCAATGTTAGATTATGAGCTATTTAATAAATAGCTCTTTTACTTTACAAAACTTTACATATATGATATTATTTAAGTAAGGAGGTATAATATGACAATAGAAGAGATTAATAGTATGCTTGAAAATGTCGCTAATAATAAAGATGATGACGCACTAATGCTTGAGTCTTTTGGTAAAATAAGAGAAGCTATTAAAGAAGTTTATGATAAAGTAGATTCTTTAGATGACGAACTTAAAAAGTCTAAAGACGAGTATGAGAAGTTACGTCAAGCAAGAGTTAAAGACTTTTTCAATGCAACAGATGAGGTTGAAGAGGTTACAGAAGAAATTGAAGAAGCAACAGAAGATACACCTATAACAGTTAGTGACTTATTTGAGGACGATGTTGAGGTCGTAGATGACGTTGATGTTAAAAAGGAGGTAGAAGATGAGTAATTTAAAGACCACAGGTACTGGACTTAAAGCCAAAACGACAGGTGTTGATATATTAAATGCTATTAGAAGTAGTATGCCTGTAACATATCAAGACAGAATACCTGAAGCTACTAAAAATAATATCAAAGAATATGGTAATAGCTTAAAGAATTACCCAGTAATTATGAATAACTTTGTTGACATTTTAGTTAATAAAATCGGTTTAACTGTAATCAAAAATAAAAGTTATACTAACCCACTTAAGATGTTTCAACGTGGCGATTTAGAAGTTGGAGAAGTAATTGAAGAGATATTCGTTGATGTTGTTAAAGCTAAGGTTTATACACCTGAAGCACCAGCAAACAATTTAGGTGATGTATTCGCTATTAACAAGCCTAATGTATTAGCAAGATATCATGTAGTAAATTCGCAACTTGTTTACCCTATTACAATAAACAAAGCAGAATTATTGCGTGCATTTAGAAGTGTTGCTTACTTTGAAGAGTTTGTTTCTAAAATCTTTGAAAGTGTCTATGCAAGTGAAGAGCTTGACGAGTTTTTACAAACAAAAGAGCTTATTCAAAATTATAGAACTGCACCAGTTGAGGGTGGGGAAGACCCAGTAAATAGGTTCTATGATGTGCAAGTAACTGCTATCACTGATGAAGCTTCTGCAAAGGCTTTTGCTAGAATTGTAAGAGAGTATTCTAACAACTTAATGTTCATGAACAATAAATATAACTATGCAGGTGTTACTACTCATACACCTAAAGAAGACCAAGTATTAATTGTTAATACAAGTATTGACGCATGGTTAGATGTTGAGGTCTTAGCATATGCATTTAATATGAATAAAGCTAACCCTGAAGACGTGTTAGGTAAAAAGGTTGTACTTGATGACTTTGGAGATGATACTGACACTACTACTCTTGCCTTACTTGTTGACCGTGACTGGTTTATGATTTATAATCAGTTATACGAAATTCAAGAACAAGACAATGCACTACATTTATATTACAACAGGTTCTTACACGTATGGAAAGCATACTCAACAAGTCAATTTGCAAATGCTATTAGATTCACAACTACTACACCAGAACAAACCGTAGTTAGTGTAACAGTTAACCCACAAACTGCAACAATTCCAAAAGGTACAAGTTTAAGTTGTACTGCAGATGTTCAAGTAACAAACGGGGCTGATAAATCAGTTACTTGGAGTATAGTTGGTAGTCCTACAAGTACTGATACTAAAATTTCAACTGATGGTGTATTAAGTGTTGGTATTGATGAAACTTTATCAAGTATAGTTGTTAAAGCGACAAGTGTTAAAGATAGTTCTAAGACAGGACAAGCTACATACACTTTAGCAAGTGGTGTAATTGAGCCTACTAGTGAATAATGAACTATAGACCACAAACTGAGGTACATCTATTAAAAGATGTACCTTTTAACTTAACATATAACAATGTTAGAGACTTTAACACTTTACCTGAGCAAACAAAGTATTTTATTGATAAAACAAAATATAGCTTTGATAAACTAACCTATCAAAGAGTAAATGCCGAGAGTATTAAACTTGATATAGCCTATGATGATTTACTAGATGTAAACTATATGATGTTTAAGAACGACAGTGTACCTGGTAAATGGTTTTATGCTTTTATAACAGATTATGAATTTATATCACAGAATGTAACAAGAGTTACTTATCAGTTAGACGTATTTCAAACATATTTATTTGACTTTAGTTTTCAAACAACATACGTTGAAAGGGAACATACAAAGAGGTTTGACGATGAGGGACTACCTGTTATCAATACACTTGATGAGGGGCTTAACTATGGTAGCGATTACAAGATAGTTAATGCTTATCATATAGAGCAAGCAAGTGATATTGTGTGGGCTATCATTGTATCAAAGGTAGCACTTGAAAGTATTCCTAATTTTCAATATGGCGGTAGTGTGCTATCAGGTGTATCTACACCACTTTACTTCTATGGCGTGCCTTTAAATTTAAATGGTACGCAACCGACAGTTAACGGACAGTCAGTTGATAGCATAAGTGCATTATTTAGTTTATTTACTACAAATAGTGATTTTGTAGGTAGTATTGTTTCAATGTACTACACAGCATACATTCCGTTCCCTGTAACATATTCAGGTAATAATTTAAATGTCCCTGCAGGTATTAACATTGTAAACATTGCATCTTTCAAAGCATGCAAATTTAATGCAAGTGGTTGGGCGACTATATCACAGACTGTACTAGGTAATGTTTATAATGACTTTCCAAAATATGAAGAAAGTAAACTTTATATGTACCCTTATTCAATCATTGAAATTACAAATCAAAAGGGCGAAGTATTCACCTTAAAAATGGAAAATTTAGATGTTCCTGATGGTATGGGTAATAAACGTAGCTTAACATTAAAGATTCTTTCATCAATAGGTGTTAGCCCTAAGACTGCTATTATACCAATGTACTACTTAAATAATACTAATATCTATGACTATACAGACTTATCTTATGGTATCATTGATAATGACGTTAGCGACATACCTATTGTAGATGACTACACAGCTAGTTATATACAGGGTAACAGGAATACTATTAATACAACTAATAAATATGCACTTGATAATGCAAAACGTGGTGTGTCACAGAATAATGCTAACAACAGACTACAAAATGCTATTACCAGTAGGCAACAAGACTGGAATAATGTTGAGGGCTTAGGCAATATGCTATCAAATGCCTTTGGACTTAATCTAGGTGGTATAGTAAGTAGTGGTTTATCAATGACAAAAGCTTATGACTTAATGGAAGCCCAGAGAGCTAGCATGAATCTTAATAATGCTTTTGCAAATCAAAACCTAATGATTAATGCCGAGCAACAAATAGGGCTTACACAAGCTAAACTTGAAGATATAAACAACGTACCACCAACGATATCAAATCTTGGAAATAACTCTTTATTTAATCTAGGTAATGGTATAAGTGGTTGCTTTGTTGTTCTAAAAACAATACGTGAAGAATATGTTACACAACTTACAAACTACTTTAAAATGTTTGGTTATAAAGTAAATAAAATGGAAATACCAAATTTAAAAAGTAGAAAATATTATAACTACATTAAAACAGTTGATGCAAATATTGTTGGCGATGTACCAAATAATTACCTTAACACTTTAAAAGGTATCTTTGATAAAGGTATTACTATCTGGCACACTAACGATATAGGTAACTATTCGTTAAATAATGAGGAGGTTTAATATGAGTAAATTGAATCAAAAATTTAGAGTGGAAATAAATGAAGAAGAATTCCTTAACAGTTACACTACAATTGATTATCTGTATAGACTGAAAGAGTATGCAATAAACACTTTTGAGTGGCTTAACTTACCAAGTACAGTTGATGCTAGATACATAGAACTACAACTATTCGAGCAGGGTAGAATATGTTTCTTCAAAGACAAACTTATAGGCTATCTTGCTCTACCAGTAAATGAAGAGGGTACGCAAAATGTATATGATGAATTTAGGAATAAAAGAATATATGCTAATAATGGTTTCAATAGAACTAGAAACTTAAAAAACAGTGTCGTTATTTACAATAACTTCTTGAGAATACCAACTTATACGACAGTGAATCTTTATGCAATTAGACTTGCTAGAGTAATGAGAACAATTGACCTAAACGTTGAAGCTCAAAAGACACCTATATTGATAACATGTCCTGAAAATCAAAAACTAGCACTTGAAAACGTTTATAAAAAGTATAAAGGTAATAGTCCAGTAATTTATACTGATAGTGAATTTAATCTTGATAGTATTAAAGTACTAAAGACAGATGCACCATTTGTCGCAGATAAACTTACAGACTATAAGCATGACTTATGGAATGAGGTAATGACGTTCTTAGGTGTTAATAATGCGAATCAAGATAAAAGAGAACGTCTTGTTGCAGACGAAGTTGGGGCTAATGATGAGCAGATAGAACAAGCAAGATATAACATGCTTGACGCACGTAAAGAAGCATGCCGTAAGATAAATGATATGTTTGGACTTAATATTGATGTTAAGTTTAGAAACGACAAAGTTCAAAAGGCTTACGAGCAATATAAGGTTTATGAAATGTTCCCTGAACTTAAGCCTGATGAGGGCGATGAAATAGAGGAGGCTATTAACAATGAGTAAATACAGTATAAGTTTTTATGATTTAGACAAAGAATTAAACGGGACTGACTATCTTACGTCTATTGATGATAGACTTGATAAGTTACGTCCCCACATCTTTGATTTTAATTATACAACACTAGATGACGCAACAAAGAAACGTATTGAAATAGCAATATTAAAGCATTACTATTTACGTGAGTTTGCCTTTGAGTCAGTTGGTATTATGAAGCTAAAGTTAAATGATAGACTAAACTTAATCATGCCTAGATATGAGCGACTTTATGCTCATCAAGATGATGAGATTAAACCCTTTATTAATAGTTACCTGGAAGAGACTGGAAACAATGAGGGTACTAATACAAACACTACAAATGCTACAAGTAATGTTAATAATTCAAATGATGTAGTTAATACACAAAGTGACACACCTCAAGGCATACTTGAAGACTTAAAAGAGGGTAATTATGCTAGTTATTGTACAGTTGAGAATAACACAGGTACAACTACTAGTAGTGATAATTCAAATGTTAATGCTACATCTAATAGCAATTATAATAGAAGTCAACAAGGCTTGTCAGGTATGACACAAGCAGAAGCCTTTAGAAACTACTTTGATAATCTTATTTCAATTGATGAGCAAATAGTCTATGAAATGAGTGACTTATTCCTGGTTATATGGTAAAATTATTATAAGGAGGTATAATATGAATTTTAGAGAGATACTAATTAGAATTATAGGTATGACTACACCATATGTATATGATAATAACATATCATTATTAGAACTTGTAAGACGTCTTTACAAGTTTGTAAATGAACTTGCAACTTGTGTACAAGACTTAGATAAAGAGTTTACTGACTTAAAAGAATATGTTAATAATTACTTTGATAACCTTGACATATCAAGCGAGATTAAGACTGTTCTAAACGAAATGATAGAAGACGGTACTCTTGCAAATATTATTAATGATGAACTGCTAGGTAATATTAATAATGAGATTACATCTATTAATGAAACACTAGAAACAGTTAATAGTACATTACAAGCACATGCGACAGAGTTAAATTACTTAACATATCGTGACCGTTTTCAAGTTGCAACTTGTAGTGCTAATTCAAACTATGCTATAACAAATAGCAACTTTACAATACAGAATGATGACGTTATCTTTATTCACTTTAATGAAGCACTTGACGGTACAAAAGATGCAACTCTTACAATTAATGGAATTGCAAAGTCTGTTATCACTAAAGAGGGTGCTCTTTATAAAGGTAGTGATATACAAAATCAAGACATTATCTTACGTGTAACAGATGCAGGACTTATACAAGTTGTAGATATACTTTACTTTCAAGAACAGATTAATGACAATAAAGAAGACATAGCTGAGTTACAAACAGATGTAACAAATATGTTTAAAACATTGAAACCACAGTTAATTGATTTATTCCTACCAGTTGGCTTTATTATCTATACAGAAAATGATAGTTATGACCCTAATACCGTTTACACGGGAACAACTTGGCAACAAATAAAAGGTAAAATGATTATTGGTCGAGATGATAGTGATAGTAACTTCCAAACATCTGGACTTACGGGCGGTGCGAAAACACATGTAATCACAGAAGATGAAATGCCAAGTCATAGACATGTAATTGATTCGTCAATTGGAGCAGGAAACCCTATCGTTCCGTATGCCTATGGTACCCCTGAACCTGGAGCAGGTGGCACAAACTATACATTAAAAATGACTGGTACTACAAATGACATGAGCCCTTATTTAAAAACAAATTACACAGGTGGTAATACTGCTATGAGTTTAATGAACCCTTACGAGGTCGCTAATATATGGAAACGAACTGCTTAAGCATAGACTATGTTAAAAAGTTAGTTGAGGTTGAAGCTCGCAGTAAATCTAACACTCATAGAATAGATAAACTTGAAGAGTTAACAGACACGATACAAAGTTTAGCAATTACTATGAATAATACAGTTAATGAGATAAAGTATATGCGTGAAGATGTTACAAGTCTTGATGATAGGTTAGGTAAAATTGAAAATGAACCTATTAAAAGATTCAATAAATATAAAGATGTAGTTATAACGTCCATACTAACAAGTCTAGTCGGCTTGTTAGTAGGACTAATTCTAGGAGGTTGATAAAATGGACGAAAAAACAAAAAAGGCAATAAGAACATTTATACAATGTGTAGTAGCTTATTTAATAGTGTTACTTTTAGGTTACACAACTATTAAATTATTTAATATTCCTGAAATAAACGCACTAGTTACAGGACTTATTGCTAGTATGTTATCACTTGCAATGTCTTTCATCGATAAGAAACTAGATAAATGAGAGCAGGACAAACACTAAAAACAAATGACGGTACCGAGGTAATGCTATTCCCTTTAGAATACCTCTACATGAGCCAAGACGAGGGAGGGGACTATTCCCATGCAGGAACACTTGCAATAGACTTTCTAGGCTGGGGCGATAGTGGTAGAATTTATAAGTGTCCATACTATGCCCCATGCTCTTGTACCTGTGTTGGTAGCACAGAAAGTGCTAATAGAATATGGCAAAGCAATAACCCTGTTCTACTTGCAGACGGTACTACTGACTATGTATGTTGGGTACAAGCCCACGATAACAACCCGTTACCAATTGGAACTGTATTAAACCAGGGCGACCTATTAGGACATACAGGAACTGCAGGAATAGCATCAGGCGACCACTTACATTTAAACATCGCTAAAGGAAAGTATGCTAATTGGGAACGAGTGCCACCAAACAATAACTGGCAATTAAGAAACAGTATGCACATTTACAATGCTTGTTATGTGAATGATACTGAAATTATACGAGGTTTTGGGCACGACTGGAAAACGTATGATGTACCAATTCCACCAACACCAACACCACGTAAAAAGAATAACCTAATAGGTGTATTAAATAGTAATTATATTTTAAAAAGAAAGGAAGTTGAAAGATATGTTTAATGAATTTAAAAATAAATATTTAGGTAAGAAAGTCGACATTGACGGACTTTACGGAGGACAATGTGTTGACTTATTCAATGCCTGGAATAAAGACTATAACAATGGTATTTATATTAATTGTAGACCAAGTGGATATGCTAGAAGCCTAGCCGAGAATAAGGCTAACAATGGTATATTAAAATATTTTAAAGAAACACCTGTGAATAATATGATAGAGGGTACTGTTGTTGTTTACGGTAAATGTAAATTTGCCCCTAATTCTCATATATGTTTCTTTATTAAAGACAATGGTAATGGTACTTATCAAGCTATACAACAGAATTATAACAACAAACAATATGTAACAATTGATAATAACCCTTACGAGGGTATAATTGGAGCATTTATCCCTAATCAGTTAGTAAATAGTAACAATAACCAAGCTAATATAGGAGCAGACCAAATACTATATAAAGGTAGTAAAGTAATGTTCTATGGTTGCCAAATTAAAGATATAAAGACGAAAGGAAATATTACTACATTTTATAGTGACGTATACGGTTGTTGGTTACCTATTACATCATTTTATAGAGTTGACGGAAAAGGTAACTACTATGAAAATCAAAAATCTAGTAAAGGTAATTGGTTAAAGAGTGATAAAATTTACACTGTTATTGATATAGATGTTCCAAATAATAAAGCATTAATAAACGTTGAGGGTACTAATTACTGGGTAAAATCATCAGGGCTTTACGAGGTAAGTAATGGCTAGTATCTACTATGATATTAGCCGTTTACTCTCTTATAACTCATTATTTAGTTTTGTTGTGGGTGAACGTGGGTGTGGTAAGACATATCAATTTAAAGACTGGGCTATACGTGACTTTCTTAAAAATGGCAATCAATTTATTTATCTTAGAAGATACAAGACAGAGCTTAAGGACATTGCCCAGTTCTTTGATGATATATTACCAAAATACCCTGATGTAGAGTTTAGCATTAAAAACGGTAAATTTTATATTAATAAAGAGGTTGCAGGATACTATATAGCTTTATCTACAAGTGTTACTAAAAAGAGTGTACCATACCCTAAAGTTAATAAAATCGGCTATGATGAGTTTATTCTTGAAAAAAGTAACATACATTACTTACCTAATGAGGTTGAAACATTCCTAGGACTTTACAAGACCGTTGACCGTGATAGAGATAATGTTAGATGTGTCTTTATGGCTAATGCCGTGACTATCATGAACCCTTACTTCTTATACTTTAGTGTTAGACCAAACAAGAACAAAAGATTCTACAAATATTGTGAGGGCGAGGTTGTAGTCGAGCTTACAGACCTAGAAGACTTTAGAGCTAGAGCTAAAACAAGCAGACTTTCTAAAATAATCGGAGGTACAGACTATGAAAAGTATTCGGTTGATAATGAGTTTATAAGTGACAACTATGAGTTTATTGAAAACAAAACTAAAAACAGTTACTACCTAGCAACATTTTATTATAAAAATGCTAAAGTTGGGCTTTGGTGTGATAACAGTAAAGGTTTAATCTATGCGACAAGTAGCATAGATGAAACTTTTCCTATCAGGTACTCACTAACAACAGAAGACCACAAGCCTAATCAAATTATGTTATCAAATGCTAATAAAAGTGATAGAGTTAAATCTATTCGTAAGTGCTATGATAATGGGCTAATGAGGTTTGAAAGCTTGGCTATTAAAAATACTATGTATGAAATATTTAGAGTGCTATCAATAGCCAAATTCTAGCGACTTTACACTATTTTACACCACAAGCGATAGCCGAGGGGCGGGGGTTACCAGTTCTTGATGTTTGGGACTTGTAATTTATTAGTGGTGTGGTATAATGTTAGTAGGTAGATGTGTTTCTACCTGGAGCCTCTTTCTACTAATAAGAGGTACGATACTTATTTGGTATTATGTTTTATTCATAATTCCCTTACTTGTGTATTGCATGTGGCACGTTGTACCAGCATGCGATATGTTCCATGAGCCTAGGCATGTAGAGGCTATCACTAGGAATATGCTTGATAGCCCTTAGCTTATCTGCCCTATGCGATAGAATTTCGTGTACATTAGATAAGCAGGTTTGCACTTGTAGTCATGTTAACGGCTATAGTGCTTTGTATGTTAATGCAGGTAGCGAGGACTTACATAGGTTACCCCCTACTGTATGTAGCCTCGCCTATACCTTAACGTAACGGACACCTCCCTAATGTCAGAGTAGACTTGTGTACTGGTTGATAGGAATGTGTCGTAATTGTAACGTAGGCTACTAGCTTACGTGTGAGATGTAACTCTAAACTAGTTATAGTTATTGTATACTTGTGTATACTGGCTATACAAATT